GACCGAGTAGTTTCCGAAGTCAAAAATAGGTCGCCTGACCATCCTCCCCCACACTGCGGGAGGTGTTCCCCCGATTCCGCGCCTGGTGCTGGTGGCTGCCGCCGTGTCTGCTGCGGTCCGTCATCGTCAATCTGAAGTCTGACGACACGGTCGCGCTGAAGGGCGTGCTCTGGGCCACGCGTGGCCCCTGGCTCACGCTGCGGAACGTCTCAGCGCTGCGGACGATCGGCGGCCCGACGCCGATGGATGGCGAAGTGGTCGTGCACCGGGGGAACGTCGCGTTCCTGCAGGTCGTGCGCTGATGGTGATCCAGAGCTTCGGGCAGCTCGAGTCGCTGGCGCCACCGTCGCCGACGTGGCAAGTCTCGAGCGGCGTCCTGGATCTCTATGCGGGCCGCGCGCTGTCGTACCTCGAAATCTATCGGACCCAGCCGAACGTGCGCACGTGCATCGATTTCCTCGCGCGCAACATCGCGCAGCTCGGGCTGGTTGCCTATCGCCGCGTCAGTGACACCGATCGCGCGCGTCTGCCGCAGGATCATCCGCTGCAGCGTCTGCTGCAGCAGCCGAATCTCTTTACGACGCGCTATCGGTGGATCGAAAGCACGATGCAGGATCTCGGCATCTACTTCAACAGCTACGCCTTGAAGATCCGATCCGTGCCGATGGCGCTCGTCCGGCTGCCGCCCTCCCAGATGACCGTGACCGGCACGCTGCTGCCGACGGGCTATTCGTGGCGGAATGAATCGGGGAAGCCCACCCCGTTCGCGCCGACCGAGATCGTGCACATCGGCGGCTACGGGGCGGGCCTGATGGGGTTGTCGCCGCTTGAAACGCTACGCCGCCTGCTCGCCGAAGAGTCAGCGGCCAACGACTACCGGCAGCAGATGTGGACGAACGCGACGCGCGTCGAAGGGGTCATCGAACGGCCGAAGGACGCGCCCAAGTGGACGCCGACGCAGAAGCAATCCTGGCGCGAGCAGTGGCAAGGCGCGTATGCGGCCGGCGGCTCACGCCCGGGCAGCGTCGCCATTCTCGAAGACGGGATGCAGTTCAAGCAGGTCAGCTACAACCCGCGCGACCTGGAGTACTCCGCGGCTCGCAAGCTCTCGCGCGAGGAAGTCGCGGCGGCGTATCACATCCCGCCCCCGCTGGTCGGCATCCTCGAGCACGCGACGTTCTCGAACATCACCGAACAGCACAAGATGCTCTACCAGGACACCCTCGGTCCCTGGCTCGAGCTGATTCAGAGCGAGATCGAGCGCCAGGTGATCCCCGAGTTTGAAGACATCGAGAACGTCTACGTCGAGTTCAACATCAACGAAAAACTGAAGGGCTCCTTCGAGCAGCAAGCCACGTCGTTGCAGCTGCTCGTCGGACGGCCGGTGATGACGGGCAACGAGGGCCGCGCCCGATTGAACCTGCCGCGCATCAACGATCCCGGGATGGATACGGTGGCGCCGCAACAGGGCGGGCCGTCGGACGCCTCGGTCGGTCCGCCGCCCGCGATCCCGACGAAGCCGCGGCTGAAGCTCGTGCCGTCAGGGGCCGACGTCGCTGGCGTCATCGCGGCGCATCGCACCCGCCAGGCGGATTGGTTACAGAAGGTGCCGGTCGGCGCTCGGCCGGCCGCGTTCCGCCACGAGCTCAATCGGTGGACGCGCGAGCTCGCGGACGACCTTGGCGCGCTGTCGGGGCTGGATGAAGCCTGGTTCGCCGGCCTCGTGACCGCGGAAACGCTCGGACGACTCGAGCAAGAGGCCACGGAGGCCCCGTCATGACCCGTGATACTCACGTCCTCGGCTTCGCGCTCGATCACCCCTGGGCCATCGATCCGGCCTGGCTGCCTGTCATCGCGCAGGTGCTCGCCCGGCACGCCGCGGCCCGCGACGTCGACGAAGCCACGATGCAGGCGGCGCTGATTCAGCGGAAGAACCTCCCGCAGTCGCCCGGCGGCGGCGTCGCCGTGATTCCGGTGTACGGCGTGATCGCCCCGCGCGCCAACGCGCTGACCTCGATGAGCGGCGGCACCTCGTTCGGCCTGCTCGGTGAGCAGCTCGCGGCCGCGGTTGCGGATCCGAAGGTCACGACGATCATCCTCGACGTCGATTCCCCGGGCGGCAGCGTCGCCGGCGCGCCCGAGTTTGCCGCCCAGCTGCGGGCCGCCCGCACCAAAAAGCCCATCATCGCGCAAGCGCAATTCAAGATGGGCAGCGCCGCGTATTGGCTCGCGGCGTCCGCCACGAAAATCCACGCCGCCCCGTCGGCGGTCGTCGGCTCGATTGGCATCTACCGGATTCACGAGGACATGTCGAAAGCGCTCGCGAGCGAAGGGGTCACGCGGACCTACATCTCGGCGGGCAAGCACAAGGTCGACGGCAACGAGGTCACACCCTTGACCGACGACGTGCTCGCTGTCCTGCGGGCCCCGGTCGACGCCGCCTACGCCACCTTCGTCGGCGACATCGCGAAAGGCCGCGGCGTGCCGGTCGCGAGCGTGCGCAACGGGTACGGCGAAGGCAAGACGGTGACGGCGGACGAGGCCCTTTCGCTCGGGATGATCGATGCCATCGCCACGCTCGACGACACGGTCGCCCGCGCGATGAAGGGTGCGGCGTCCGATCCCGCTTTGGCGGCCACCGCAGACACCCCGCAGGAGCCCGTCAGGGCCACCGGGCAGGATTTGCGGTGGGCGCATCAACGGCAGGTGCTCGATCTCGCATTGGCCCTGCTCTAACGCCGCACGACGAAGGACACGGACCATGAATATTTCCCTCATGCAGAAGGACCTCGAGACGAAGAAGACCGAGGTCTCGACCCTCCTCAGCGCGCAGATGGCCGCCGCCGAGAAGGACACGCGCGAGCGCACCGCCGAGGAGATCGCCGCGGTCGACGCGAAGCTCGCGGATTGCAAGAGCCTCAAGGCGCGCATCGATCGCGCCCAGGGCGACGCCAATCAGCTCGCCGAGATCGCGCGGGTCACGGAGGGCCTGGTGCCGGCGGGCGACGGCGGCGATACGGCCACGCCGGCCCCCAAGGCCGAGCGCCGCTCGATGGGCCTGCAGTTCATCGAGTCACCGGACTATCGCAACTTCATCAAGGCGCAGCTCCATCGCCGGGCGGGCTCGTGGGTGTCGCCCACGATGGAACTCCACGCGACGACCCTCGACTCGTCGGCCGGGAGCGGCGGGCCGCTGATCCTCCCGCAGCAGCTCCCCGGCATCATTCCGCTGCTGTTCAAGCGGCTGACCGTCGGCGACCTTCTCCCGCAGGGCGAGACGACGAGCAACGCCGTGCTCTACCTCCAAGAGAAGACGTTCACCAACGCGGCGGCCGCCACGCCAGAAGGCGGCCCGAAGCCCGAATCGGCGCTGGTGTTCACGAACGCCACCTCGCCGGTGCAGAAGCTCGCGCACTGGCTCCCCGTCACGGAGGAAATGCTCGAGGACTTCCCGGCCATCCGCGCCTACATCGACACGCGGTTGCGCCTGGGGATCGAGCTGACCGAGGAAGACGAGCTCCTCAACGGCTCCGGCATCGCGCCGCATCTGACCGGGCTGATGACGGTCGTCGGCAAGTCGCCCGATATCGTGCGCGGCGCGGACAGCAATGCGGACGCGATCTTCAAACAGATCACCCAAATTGCGACGACCGCCTTCGTGCAGCCGGACGCGATCGTGATCAATCCGGTGAACTGGCAGACGATCCAGCTCACGAAAAACGCCAACGGCAATTACCTCGGCATGGGACCGTGGAACACGCCGCAGCCGCCCACGCTCTGGGGCCTGCCCGTCGCCGCGACGCCGTCGATCGCGGTCGGCACGTCCCTGGTGGGAGGTTTCCAGATGGGCGCGCAGGAGTTCACCAAGGGACCGATGCGCGTCGAGGTCAGCAACTCGCATCAAGACTTCTTCGTGAAGAACTTGATCGCGATTCGCTGTGAGGAGCGCCTCGCGCTCGCGATTTATCGGCCGGCGGCGTTCGGCAAAGTGACGGGCCTCGCATAAGTCGCGGTGAGGCACCCGGAACGGCCGATGGCGGGCGCCCATCCCGCCGTCGGCCGTAGGTCAGGAAGTCCGACACCAGAAAAGAGACGCGCCATGACTGATCGACACACGCACCCCGTGCCCGACCCGGAGCCGCCGCCGCATCGACGCGGGGAGCAGGAGCCACCGCATCGTGACGACGCGCCGCCGCCACGCCGGCCCGCGCGATCGCACGATGACGATCGCGACGAGGACGACCCCGGCCGGCGCGATGCGCGGCAACCGGGGCCGACGCCGCTCGTCGCCGCACCGTCGACCGTGACGCCCTCGGGCGCGCGCTACGACGCGACGCTCAATCAATACGTGCGAAGCGCGGATGGCGGCGCCACGTTCGTCTACACGGGCGATGGCGTCATGACCGTGGCGAGCGGCACGCACCGCGTCATGAAGACGAGCGTCGCGTCGCTGTCGCTGCCGGCGCCGACCGCGGCCGACGAGGGCGTGGTGATGACGATCACCGCCGGCACCGCGTTTGCCCACTTCGTGCAGATCGCCGAAGGCATCGGGGGGAAGGGCGGCAGCTTCGATGTGATTTCCTTTGCGGCGGTCGGCGACACGATCTCGCTCCGTGCCACGAACTTGCACTGGGTGCCGGAGGGAGCGCCCTACGGCGCGGTCATCAGCTGATGTCGGTCTGGCGCCGCGATCCCGGCCCGTGTCCCATCTGCGGCGCCGCGCACACCGCGTGCACGGGGCAGGGCCCGGCCGGGATCACCATCGACCAGTTGCCGGCGAAGACGGAGCTGCTCGCGCTCGAGCCGCCCGTGGTACCGCCAGAGCTGCCGCCGGTGGAGTTCACGACGGCGACCTATACGCGCAAGACGCACAAGCCGAAGACATGACCATCGATCAGATGCAGAACCTCGCGTTGATTCTGGCTGGCTTTGCCGTCGTCATCGCGGTGATCGCGAGGCGGCGCCCGTGACGACGTTCATCCAGCCCCCATTCTGGGCCCAGGGCTACGGGCGACTGCTCGCCGGCCGCGCCGCCCCGATCCATATCGGCGTGCAGTTTCTCGACGTGGCGCCGATCGTCGAACCGATCACCCTGGCCGACGCCAAGTCGTTTTTGCGGGTGACGATCCCCGACGAGGACGCCGACATCACGCGGTTCATCACCGCGGCGCGGTCGTTCTGCGAGCAGCGGACCCATCGGCCGATTGTGGCGCATACGTGCGACGTCTTCTATGACCGGACGCTGAATCCCTTCGGCTGGATCACGCTGCCGTTTGCGCCGGTCCAGGCGGTGACGAGCATCACGACGACCGATATCACCGGCCTGGCGACGATCGTCGATCCCGCCACGTATCTCGTGGACCTCGCGAGCGAACCTGCGCGGATCGGGTTGCCGACGGCGGGGTTCTGGCCGTTCCCGCTGCGCGCGTTTCAAGCGATCGCCGTCCGCCTCGTGCTGGGCTACGACCAGCCGCCGGAGGACCTCCTGCAGGCGATGCGCCTGATGCTGGGGCACTTCTACGAGAACCGTGTCGCCGCCACGGACGCGACGCGCGGCACGGCCCTGATGCTGCCGCTCGGCGTCGACGAGCTCCTCGCGCCCTACGAACTGGTGATGGTGGCCTGATGGACCCCGGTCGCTTTCGCCATCGCGTCACGATCGACAACCCGAGCGGGCCGATGAGCGACGGCGACGGCGGCGCCGCGGTGCTCTGGCCTCCCGACGGCGGGGTCCGGCTCGGCGCGCGGGTGCCGGCCGCGATCGACGCGACGGCTGGCACCGATCAAGCGGTCGCGAAAACGCACGAAGGCGTGAATACGTTCACCGTCCATGTGCGCTATCTCCCCGGCGTATCCCTGGCGACGCGGTTGACGTGGCACGACGGCAGCGTCGATCGGACGCTCTGGGTCAATACCGTCGCCGACGAATTACAGCGGCACACGCTGCTCACGCTCACGTGTGCCGAGCGCGCCGCCTGACGGGAGAGAAGGAGCGATGGCCACGGTCACGATCGACGGGTTCGACGAGCTGATGCAGGCGTTACAACACCTGCCCGATCACCTCGTCGAGAAAGCGACGGCGATCGTGAGTGACGCGGCCGATCGCATGTTCACCGAGGCGACGAGCGGCTATTCGAGCAGCGCGCTCCAAGCCGGCATGGTCAAGACCGAGCAAGCGATGGGGCGCTACGGCGTCGGCTATCAGGTCAAGAACCGGGCCCCCCATGCGTGGTGGTATGAGCACGGCACCGAGACGCGCCACACGGCGAAAGGGGCCGACCGCGGGGCGATGTATGGCGGGCCGAAGTCGCCCCCGGGGCACGTGTTCATCCCGGCCGCCGAGCGGGTGCGTCCACAGATGTATCGCGACCTGATGGCGATGCTCGAGGCCGAAGGATTCGAGGTGACGGGCAGTGCCACCTGATTCCTCGGCGATCCTCAATGCGGTGGTCGCGCGGCTCGGGGCCGATCCCGCGCTGCTCGCCCAGGTGCCCAACGGCGTCTATGAGGACATGGGGCCGCCCGCCGCCACGCGCTTCGTGATCGTCAGCCACATCATCGGCACCGATATCGCGGTGCTCGGGCAAGGGCGCGCCCTCGAGCACACGCTGTTACTCATCGAGGCACGGATGCGCGCGATGGCCGGCGGCGACGTCCGTGCGGCGGCGGCACGGATCGATGAGCTGCTCGAAGGGCAACCGCTCACCGTGCCGGGCTATCAGGTCTCGGCGGTCTATCGCGAAGAGTTCATCCGCGGCACCGAGATCGACGAGATCGATCCCTCGATCATCTGGAAGCGCCGAGGAGGACGGTATCGCATTGAAGCGTATCGGCTCCCGAGCACGCCGGGGGGCGCCTGCTGATGCCGAGCGACTTTCCGCTCTGCCTGTATCGCGGCGACACGTATCGCTGGCAATTCGCGCTCTGGCAGGATGCCGCGAAAGCGACGCCGGTCGATCTCACCGATGCCACGGTGACGTCCGAGATTTGCGCGGTGATGAATGGCGCGGTGATGGCGACGCTGGCGTGCACGGTCACGTTGCCGAATATCGTCACGATCGCGCTCGCGGCGGATGAATCGCGCAAGCTGACGATGGTTCCGGCGCGGTGGGATTTTCAGATCGTCTGGCCGGCGGGCGACGTGAAATCGCCAGTTGCGGGCGCGGTCACGGTCCAGCTCGATGCGACCGCGTGAATAGCTATGGATGACATCGCCGTCATTGACGTGATCGTCCCGCCGCCGGCCGTGATCGAAGTGATCATGGGCACCAAGGGCGATCCCGGCCCGCCCGGCCCGCCCGGTCCCTCGTCCTCAGTCTTCTTCTACAAGATCGACGCGCAGGGGACCACCCAGAGCGACCCCGGCACGGCGAAACTGCGCTACAACGCCGCCGACCAAGTCTCCGCGACGGCCCTGTATGTCGATTGGCTCACCGCCGATGGCTTCGAT